GCACCAATACCTACACCAGCACCTATCTTATTAGCAATAGATTCTAAAGCTATTGTAGATCTTTCTTGCAAAGCAAGTTTGTGTTTATTTTTAGCATTAATTTCTCTATTGTGTTTATTAGGTAATTCCATCATCTGACCATCTGAAGATGAAATACCATATTCTTTTACATCTCCATCACCAGTAGGAACTGTGGTTACATTTTTACCATTCTTTCCTTTAGTAATAGATCCAACACCAATAGAAGAAGTAGAAGCATTTGTAATACTACCAGCATCTAATTCATGAACATCTCTAGCTATTTCATCTTTGGTACGCATTTCAGTAGGTTTAGAAGTAACTTTATCAGTATCACCACTATCTGAATCTTTATCGTCGGATGATTTTTTATCTCCTCCTAGTATTCCTCCTAATAAACCACCAGCTCCTCCAGCAGCTTCTGCTTTAGCACCACCACTGAACAAGCTTGATAATGCACCAATAACTCCACCACCAGCATGCTCTTCAGAATTCTTTATATCTTCAGGAGTAATAGCTCCGGTTACATTAGGCATAGAAGTGGTAGTTCCAGAACCATTTTCTTCCATACCTTTTATTTTATCGAAGTATCCTCCTTCTCCAAATATTGCTTGTCTAAAACCAGAAGCAATACTAAGAGTGAATGCTGTTTGTTTATAATCAGTTCCGACAGCAGGTTGTGTTAAGAATGAGTATATATCATTAGTAGACTTGATAGCATTGTCTGCTCCTTCTTTGTATTCTTCTCGTTCTCTTAATACATCACCTTTTCGTTTGTTTAATTCATCAATACGATTGGTGATAATACGGTTGAATACTTCTAACTTTTTGATATCTTCATCATTCCCACGAATAGCTCCAACAAAGCACTGTATAAACATTTGTTCACTAATAGGTACTTTTGTAGCATCCATTCCATGTGTTAGATCAGAATATATCCTTCTAGCATCTTTGGTAATATCATTTATACTTCCCTTACCTTGGAATATATCTATAGCAGCTTTAGATCTATCTATCTTATTTTGTGCTGTTTTTATAGCTTGAACTAATTGGTTATATTGTTCATTATTAATACGACCACTTTGTTTTAGTTTATTTATTTCTTGTAAACCAGCACCGTATCCTTTTTTCTGGAAAGTTTCTGCAAAGTTTCTCGCATTTAAATCTACATCGCCATTTGTATCTTTTCTTATTTGATCAAAGACACCTTCGGCATCAGCAAATAGTGTTTTAGAAGCCTTTCTATTATGATAATCTACTCCATGATGTTTTAGGTTATCTATCAATTCAAGGCTATCTTTTAACTTAGCTCTAGAAACGTTTACTCTATCTATATTAGTAGCATTTACGTCTCCCATCATTCTTAGCATATTGGTTCCATCATCTTCCATACCAAAATCATCAGCAATTCTGATTTGGTCTTCAGTAGAACCAATACCATGCCCAGATCTGATAAGAGCTTTTTGTGCTCTATTACCAACATTTCTTTCTAAGAATTTAGCTACTCCACTAACTGCACCACCAGCAGCTTTAGTTAAAGATTTTACCTTAGATCCTATCTTCTTACCAATTCCTAATTTATCAAATATTCTTTCAAATAATAAACCAGGAGTCTTTAATTGGTATTTGAACCAGTTAGTCATAGCTTTACCAGTATCAAATAACCTTACACCAATCAATTTAGTAAGAGGAGCAAATGTATTAAATACAGGTTTTAATAAATCATCTTTAACCCATTTACCAAGATTATCTCTAACATCAATAACTTGTCTTCTGAGAGGATCAGTTACGTGTCTTCTAATAGCACCAGCTAAACCACCACGTATTACGCCTTTACTATCAGGAATACCAAGCATAAGTTCTTTGAACTTTTCTGTCGTAGACATCATTCCTATTGCAGAACCAAGCATAGCATTTCCAAGTATACCAAAAGGTCCTAAGAACATTGTGGAAATCGTAGCAGCAGCTACTCTAGGAAAATATTTCTTGATCTTTTGTTTTCTATCTTTATTTAATAATCCACCCTTATCACCAAATAAGAAGTCATTTACTTCTCTATTATTTTTAATAAGAGTAGCAGCAGCACCGATCATAGCACCACCAAGAGGACCAAAAGGAAGAATTAAACCACTAATAGCACCAGCTGTTACATATTTCTTCCCATCAGGAAGATATTTCTGCATAGCTTCTTGCATCTTCTTAGAGATAAGACCTTCTTTTCTAGTGATGGATCCATCTTCATTTATAATATCTTCACCGAATACAGTTCTTTGGAAGAAAGAGCTACTTTTAATGATATTAAGACCAGCACCAGCCATAGCCCCAATCAAAGGTCCACCAAGAGGGAATAAAGTACCAAGAATAGCACCTTTCATCCCACCATCAATACCTCTACCGAGATTTTTCTTTACAAGGTCATTAGCTTCTTCTATTGCATCTCCGATTCTAAATCCGAATGCACTTTCAAAGAAATCACTAATTCCTGCAGTCCCGACAGATCTATTAATTTGGTTTAATCTCTTCTGGAATTTACTTGGTTTCTTAGCACGTCTAGAAGCACTTCGTCTTCTACCACCGCCTGCACCTTCAAACAATCCTAATTGTTCAGGTCCAGTAATACCACTATCTACATATCCACCCTCAGCATTGTATTGAGAATTTCTAATAGAGCTTATAAGTTGATTCTTATAAGCTTTTTCATGATCTAATTGACTCCCAATATTTACTCTATCCCTATCAGGATTGAATGGATTCATATTAGCAGGTATTACAAGTTCACCCTTACTAAGAGTTGTAAATGTTACATCACCCTTCTTAGGATTTACATATCTAATACCATTTGCATTGGTTTGGATATCTTCTCCCTCAGCAGGTTCATTTCCAACTATAGCTCCTTTGATATCAGATGCTGTATCGTTTACCTGCTGTTTTGCAAAGTCATATAGGTAGTTGGTATTATCTCTGGCATGTCTTGCCATCAATTTACCAAATGCTCTAGTTTTACGTCTAGCTTTAGTATAAGTCTTATCAAAATCTATACCAAACCATTCACCAAGAGATTTGATCTTTTCCGGTAAGGTTTTTGCTAATTTATTCTTGAGAGACCCCAGAATATCGTTGATATGATTATTGATATTATCTGTGATTTCTCTAAAGTTATTAACCATTACATCAAAGATGCCATTGATTGGTTTACCGTCTTTATCTTTCTTACCAGTTTCAGTGCCAAATAGCATCTCATAGATAGATTTATCAGCACCTTCAATAACAGCATTTAAAATACCTGTAGGAGCTTTAAATACCCCTTCAATATTAGATTGAAGTATATTTAATTTTTCTCCTAAAGATCCAGCACCAATAAGACTAGTAAGAAAATCATTAGCTTTTCCTGCTACCCCTTTACTAAGAACTTTACCTCGCATAAAGTCTTTATACTCAGGAGTGTTAGCCATCTTAGCTGCTTCTTGCATAGATTTGTTGATTTCATCAAAGTTAGCATCTGCACCTAAGGAAGAGTTAAATGCACTAGCCTTCTTAGTAGCTTCTAAAGTAGCAGTCTGACCATCACTATATACAACTCTGGTACCTTTATTTCCCAATTGCTCTTTGAATGCTCTGTCTATGTTTTCATACATAGCTTTATCAGATTTTCTATTAGCAGATCGTTGTGCTTTTCTATACATAATATTCCGAATATGGAATAACTCTCTATAGATATCTAGCTGATAGTTTTCAGCATTTGCATTTCTTAATGAATTCAATATACTATTAGCTGTACCAGATTTGTTTTTTACAAATCCACCACTAGCAGCTTCATGTTGTAATCCTTGATCTGCAATATCAAAATTATTTACATAATCGGCTTTAGAAGCTAAAGCAGCATTTAATCTTTGCTGTTGTTTAGCCAATAAACCAGATGCTCTCATCATATCTAAGACCATTGTAAATACTTCTGCAGAGGTACCAGGATCAGCATAGTTTTGTATATTTCTATAAATATCTCTAGGATTGAAATTTCCGTTCTTGAAAAGTCCATCCATTATTTTTATTCCGACTTTATATATTTCTTTTTGTCGTTCTTTTCGGATCTGTGGATCATCAGTTCCTAATTTATTACCTTGTACTGCACTAACCAAAGTCTTTCTCAAATCATGAAAGGCATCTCGTTTTAAATTATTATCTATCTTTTTATCAAAGTTTTTAGCAAACTTTTCTCTTGTCCAAGTACCTTTCTGATAATCAAATACACGAATTTCCTCTCCAGTTAAAGCAGATTCTATTCTTCTTAAATAATTAGGAATAACTTCTACAATAGATTTTTGAGCTATACCATTAAAAGCTATAGGACCTTTATTGTATTTAGATGCATCAAAGTTTTTAGCAAAGCTTTTATATTGTTCTTTATGACCTATGATCTTAAATAAAGATCCAAAATCTCCATCTTTAGATCCTTTGCCTAGATCATATACTTGAGCTAGAGCTGACTGAATATAGCCTGTTAGATTTTCATCAAATCTCTTCATGCTATTTTGTAAACTCTTACCCATTGCAGCTTTTACACCTTGTTTAAGAACAGTACCCATAGGATTTCCAGTAAATCCAGAAATTATCATAGGTAATGCATCTTTAAACATCTTAACCATACCTAAAAGTTCATTAGCTTCTTTCTTATCTTTTACAGAAGCAAGATAGTTTTCAAAGCTGAATCCATTTTCAGTAAATATTTTCTTATTAGTATCTACTCTAGAATTGCCACCGTCTTGTTTCTTATAAATAGCTCTTTGATATTCTATTAGCTCTTTTAATATAGCATTGTTTTGATTAGTTAAGTTAGTCATAGTCTCAAAATACTTAGTAGCATTTTGGGTATATCTTAGCATAACTTTGTTATTGAATTCTATAATAGAATTCATACCTTGAGAAAGAGAACCAAATCCTGTTTGCATAACACTCAATTGCTTTTCACCTTGAACATATTGAGCATTAGCAATTAATTGTTGGTTTCTAGCTTGGGCATTGGCAGAGTCTGCTATAATTCTAGATAAAGAATTGGTACTGTTTCTAACTTCTCCAGATACAATAGAAGCTACTAAAGTATCACCTCTGGTTACTTCAGCTATACCTTTAACACCAGTATCTTCCCCTTCAGATCCTCCTGATCCTTCTAAGTCATTCATGAAGTCATCATCAAAAAGATCGGCAAGAAGACTAGCCATCATCTTATTTTGATGCTTGGCTAATTCTTTATTCTCATGATAGTAATTACCTGTTGTAATTTCCATTTTAAGGTTCTTAAAAGTATCTTTAACAGGTTTATAGACATATTGATCTCTAAGATTTCTAATCTTAGTTCCAACAGATCCTTTACTACCTACTATATCTTTATAGTAAGATTTAGCAAACTCTTTATTACTTTCAGCAGTACCTATAGTAATAGGCATCTGTTCTTTTAACACTTCAGTGGCAGCAAATTTAATAGATTTACCAACACGTTTAGTGTATTCCATAATAGAGTTTTTTGCCATAAAAAACTAGAACCTCCTTCATTTAATATAGCATTATAACAATGTCATATTTAGACATAATGATCCCCTTATGCCCGAAAGCATAAGGGGTTTTGATATATTTTATTGTTCTTTTTCAATAGTGTCTTCTTCATCAAATACAGGTTTCTTTCCTTCAATATCATTCCAGAATCTGGATTGATGTTTAGGAGTTACAGTAAACCATTTATCATCAATCATAGAAGAAATAATTTCTTGTTGATAGGTAGATGCATTGATAAATGTGATTCTAAATTTATATTTAATAGAAGCATCTTTTCTATCAAATACTGTTCTCCAACCAAAAGCAATATTAGAATCTGTTTTAAATCCTACTTCTTTTGCATTGATACTAAAAGAAAGTGTGTTAGGATAGTTCTTATTGCTAATAGAAGGGATATTTTTAAGAATAGTATTCATAATATTATGAAGTACAGCACTGTCTAATGCTGTATCTCCACAATAAGATTTTAGTTCAGGAACATGCTTTAAGATATTAGTATAAGCATCTTCAAAAGAATCAAAAGTTTTAGCAAGGTTTGTAGATTGGAATCTAGGTTTAGTAAATTTCATTGTAATTGTCCCCCATTAATTATCTTCTTCAAATTCACGATATTCTTCTGCTTTTTTAAGAATCTCTTTAGCTTGTTCTATATTATTGACTTCTAAGTCTTTAATATTATTATCAGATTCTTCTTGTTCATAAGCAATAATTTCATCTATATTAGTATCTTCTATTATAGAATCTTCTTTGGATTTATTAGCTAATGCAATTTTATAAATATCTTCATCTGTCATATCTAATCCACATTTTGAAAGCATAGCAGATTTGATATCATTTCCAACTTGTCTTACTTCTTCTTGGGCTCCACTGCTTGTTCTTAATGTAATAAAATGAGCTAATTGAGAATAAGTAAATGTCATCATTACCTTTGTATTTACATTCATAGGTAACCATGCTCTAGCATCTTCTTTTAATAGTCCATTAGAAAGAGCATATTTATATGTATAAAAAGGATCTACATCTTTTGTCAAGTTATCTTTTACTATAGGATTTAAATCATGATAACGATCTAAACAAATATCAATAGGATTTACAAATTGTGATTTATCTGTATCATGTTTTACATATCTTTGTGATTCTTGTGAGATAGCAACTCTATGACGAGTCATCTGATTAGCACAAGCTCTAGATATATCATGAAATACTACACTAAAAGTGCATACTTCCATAGCATCATGAAGAGTAAATCCATATTCTTTAATTTTATTATAAACATCTAAGGGTTTAGACCCATATACGAAAGTTACTGTTTTTCCAAATTCTTCTTCTTCAGGATCTTTTACATCTTCTGCTACAAAATCATAGTTATTAGGAGATTCTAATTTTTCTTTTTCATATCTAAATTGTGTTACTTTAGAAATAATTTCTGTTGCATTAGTACTAGGATGATAAATACATTCATCTTCATCTAAGTATTTTTCTTTAATATAAGTATCTAACAATTCTTTTTCAAAAGATTGATACATTATATTTTTAATTACATCTTCACAAAAGACATTTTCTTCATTAGTTTCTCTTAATATATTACCAAAAGCTCTTACAGATCCTCCTAATAAAATATAGATTTTATTATTAGAGAACTTTGTAATCACTTTATTAAAATTACAAGTAGAAAGAGTTTCTATTACATCATATATATCAAATATATTACAAGTAGAATCAAAAGATAAAGAAATTAAAGCTATCGTATTTGTATGCTCAAAAGGAGATTCATGTCCTCTTGCTCCCATACGTTTAGCATATTCTAATTGTGCTTTATAACCTTCTACAGGTAGCATATTTACACATACTCTACCAGCTCTATTTAAAATATAAACATTAGGAGCTGTATCAATAACTCTAAACTCCGTTTTTAAATCCGTTTCAAGATTTTCATAATTGGATTCGGCCCATTTTTCGTTTCTATCCTTTTGATTTTTCTCATTAGCTTCTGCAACTAATTTCTTGATAATATTCCCTAGCATATAGTTTCTCTCCTTTTAATATAGTTCGATCCTTCTTATAGACAAGTTATATCTTTAATAAAAAATAAATCCCATACTCATAATGAGTATGGGATAAATAATTAATCTATAAGTTTACCAGTATAATATAATCTACCACAAGGATCACAGTAAGAATCATCAATATCTTCTTGATCATAATTTAAATAGCTGTGTTTTCTATGATTATGGAAAGGTCCACCATAATATTCCCCTCTCCAACCAGAGTCTCTGTTTTCATAATCATATAAATTAGGAACTCTAGGAGGACGACAAATATTTCCTGTTGTATTATCACAACAACAATCGCATTCTTTTGGATACTTTCTTCCATATACATAATTGGTTGGTTGATTATATGAATTGCATTCATAAATCATATTTGTTGTATAAGGAGTATGGAAATTAGATCCAGGAATGATTCTGTTTCCATTCTTATCTATATCTTCATAGAATACTTTATTTACTTCATCATATTGTCCATCTGAATGAATTATGATACAAGAAATATTATTATTCTTACAGAATCTAATGATAGGATAAATAGAATTAGCTCTATATGAAGCATTGCAATCAGCAAAGATTATAACTCTATTAATATTAGTAGAATTAGAGAAAGGATGGAAATTTATCATATTATCAATAAATCTATCTACAGAATACTTGACTTCTGTATGATCTCTAAAGTTTCTAACAATAGGAGAAGAGCACATATTCTTATAATCTACTCCATACATATGAGCTATATGTTCTACATCATAATCGGATCTGGGAGAACCACCATAGACTACTTCTAAATTCATTCTATTATGGAATCTTTCAAAGAAAGTAATCAATGTTCTAGTAACCAAATAAGGTTCATAGTTCCATAAAGGATCTACCACAATAGCAACTCTTCCATAAGGTCTAACATATTGAGTTGCTGTGTCTTTAGAACAGTTACAGTTTGTCCAATTATTATATATCTGATTCTGATCATATTTTACTTCAAAAGAACAAGTAAATTCTGCTTCAGCAGTTACATCTGACCAGTTTAAAATAAATTGATCTTGTTTATCTAAGTTATTACCATGACAGCAATTACAATTACCCATTATTCTTATTCCCCTTTCTAGATCCATTTAACCTATATTCCTTTTTAAGAGATTTAACGAATACTTTCATACCAGGAATAAGCATATCTTTAGGAAGATCCATAAGATCTTCTATGGTATCTACAATCAAGAATTCATCTGTAGGTTCTGGTTTGATATATCTATCATTCAATACATGTATTACAGAATATAAATCAGATACTTGTCTTTCCCCAAATGATAAACTACCATCTATAATATCTATATCTTTATTAGATACTATCACAGGAACAATAACAGAAGATTCTATATCTTTATTTACAGGAATGATTATATCTACTACACCACTAAATTGTTTTAATGTATCCACTCTATCTAAATCAACCGTACAATCAAGTTCATTTATCTTATAATCATGCATATGAACTACACAATCCATAAGATCAATATCTTGATATTCAGGTTCTATTTCCAAATCAGATAGAATTTCTCTAATATAATCATCAACCTTTATAGTCGCCTTAAATTCTGTATTAGAAGTACAACCTACCAATACTTTTGAGAATATAGAATAGATAGCTCTATTGGGTTGAATATTAGTTCTTCCATATAGATATAATTGTTTAATTCTATTACCCAGTTCTAATTTAGAATCTAAGTCATAGTTTTCAATAGTAGATAAATAGTTCAGATTTCCACCGTAAATCATATTGCTACTAAAATTCTTAGCATTAATATTTACAGTAGAATTCAAAAGATCAGTTTTATTCCAAAAATCTTTTACAATTAATTTAGCTTCAAATGAATTCAAATCATTTTCTTCTATATCTGCTTTTTCATATTTAAAAGATACAGGTAGATCTTTATCGATACCATAAGCAAAATCTAATTCACCAGATAATAAATCAGTATTTTGCTCTTCATCTTTTAATTCGAAATCAGCATTAAGAATATCTAAATTATCAAATTCACTTTCTTCTAATTTAACCTTAGCTTTTAATTCAGGAAATAATCTAAAGGATGTATTTTCTAATACTAGATCAGTTCCTTTTATTTCTATAAGATTATTTTCATCTTCTATATATTCAGGTTCTAAGTCTAATACAGCAGTTATATGTTTTGCTTTATTAGCTGGAACCATAGAAGTTTTGCCCTCTACAATAGCAATATACTCTACATAAGCATTATTATAAACTTCGACAGATGCTCCAAATTCTTTATTATCATATCTGCCATATAGTCGTAGATCACCATTAATAAGATTAGAAATAACCTGATTATTTCTATTGGACGAAACAGATTCCGGCATCTTATAATCCTCCCAATCTTATTGATTTAATCACATAAAAATCCGTATTATAATAATGTGGCGTTAAATATGCCAAAACTTATAAAAATGTGTATTTTTTAAAATGCTTATGGATAGCATGGTTAAGCCAACCATAAAGGTTTTTTAAAAATTCATTGTTGTGTTAAACTTATTTTCAATTGCGTATTTTAGAAGAAAAGAGTAAAATAAAAAACTTAATTTGATAATATACTCAATATCAAATAAATAGTATCTCTTTCCTCGAAGTCGATAAATCTATCTAAATAAAAACGTAAACAATATTAACTAAATACTACTCTAAAATACTTATACTAGATGGGGTATTTTGGGGTTTTAGACCCAAAAATATCTCCATAGCAAATCGCTATGGAGATACAAATTAATCCGCTTCATCAATAACTTCAACACGGTATCCAACTACAAATTCTTTTCCATCTTCTTGGTATTTATAAGTTACGCAATAATAACCTTCTGCATCTTCTTCATTTAATCCAAGAGTTGTAATAAATTTCTTAATATCTTCAGAAGGAACTTCAGTAGTAGCTTCATCATCAGAAACATATTCTTCTACAATACTCTTAGCATAATCTTCTGCAGATTCTGCAGTCTTAAAAAACAAGTTTACTGCTAAAGTAGAATCATCATAAATCTTACTATCTGTTACATCGAAAGTATCAGAAGTGATTACAAAATAATTTTCCATATCCTATTACCTTTCTTTGAAAGAAGATTAATATATTACCTAATAGTACAGAATATAAAATTATTATTTGTAAAACTTTATAATAAAGAATATATAGGGAGGAAAGAACAGACTATGATTACCGTAAATATCTATAATATTTTTGATGAATTATCTGATGGGGTTAAAAATAATTATATAAATAGAAATGATACAGAATTATTAAGATTCTTATCAGTTCAAGTAGATAATCTTATTGACTTTGATGAAGATAGAAAAATAGAAGCTTTTAAATTTATAGATGAAATAGAATTATCTACTGAAGGATTATTAAAGTTAGAAGCAGAGATTGAAGAATTATTCTTTCAAAAAGCAGAAGTGCAAATTAATTGGCTTCTTATAAATACAGATGGTAAGATTTATAGTATGAAAGATTACCATAAGATCATGCTAAATAAAGATCTGATTAGAGAAGCTGGGATAAAACATATTGAAGAAGATGTAACTCAGTTTAGAAAAGATGCAGAAGCAGAATTGAATAAGAAATCTAATCAAATTAATATTTTGAATGAAATGATAAATCTTGTAATACTTACTACCTGCTATATCATTTTAGATAAAGAAACAGTTAAAAAGTCTAAAGAAATAGAAGAAGAAACCAAGGATAATACTGAAAATTATGTAAATGAATTAGATATGATTTTAGATAAGATGGGATCTTTATTTCCTGGAGAAGATGATATTTCGATTACAAAAATTATCTATAATGGAGAAGAAATCTCTACTGATGATTTTACTAAAGAATTAGCAACTCATAAATATCCCTCTTATTATGAAAAACAGATTCCTATTGAAGACACCTTAGATACAGAATATAAAATATTCACAACCAATGGTGTTGTAACAAAGAAAAAATCTACAGATATCTATAATATGGATATCACCATAGATAAAAAGTAAAATCATTTATATATTATTATAGTGAATGAATAAAATATGATGGTCATCTACCCGTATAAACTACGTGGTTCTTCAGAACTTTGAGCATGTCTGAAGTAAAGCCCCCTACCCTCATAAACTGAGTGGTTCTTCGGTTTCCTGAGCATAGCCGAAGTAAAAGAAAGCATCATAGATTCATTTATTTCTACCCTCATAAACTGAGTGGTTCTTCAGGACTTTGAGCATGCCTGAAGTAAAACAAAAATTGATTTACCTTAGTATGTATTTTATACATACTTTTATATAGATAGAAAGCTTCTTGTGTCTGGTATCCACTAGGAGTTTTTTGTCTTTATATATCTTCTGTCTATGCCAGAAGTAAAACGTAGTTGTTTCTTATTGATACAGAAATGTAAAAAATCACCCCATACTCTTTTGAGTATGGGGTTTCTTTTTTTTTATTTAAAATCAGCTAATATTTCATTTAGCATTCTAGATTTAATACCAAGATCTTCTTGGCATTGTCTAGATGTTTCTATTAATAGTTTATTCATAAGACCTTGCAACATAGCAGAAGGAACCATACGTCCCATTACCCCACTAATAGTAAGAAATGCATTTACATATTCTTCAGGTCTATAATCAGAGAAGGCTTCATCCCCTTTAGGAACAATATAAGAGTTTACACCTTTAAGAGCTTGAGAGAATACAAGTTTATCACCAACACCAAACTTATCATCTACTTCAATATAGAATTCAAATCGTACCCCATCTAAATTCTTAAGTTTACCTTCAGCAGGAAGCTTATAAGTAGCTTCTAATTCATGCTGTTTTTCTATTCCATTTTGTTTCATAATTTTTCTAAACTTATTTATTCTGGAATCATATTTTTTTACAATCTTAAGAAGAGTAGGAGATAATTCACTATCATCACAAGTACGATAAATCTTAATATTGCTGATTCTTCCTGTTACTTTAGCTCTAACTTGTTTACGTCCAATATCTGATAAATCAGATTCATTATCTTTTGTAACACTCTTAAGAAGTTCATTTGCATCTTCATCATCAAAAGAATCTTGGAAGATTAATAAGGGTTCACCTTCTTGAACTACATCACCAATTTCTAATACATTATATACATTAGCTTTCTTATCTAAAGAAATATCTTTTTGAACATCGATCTTAGATTCAAGAGCTTCTGAAATAGAATTATCTACAACACAAGAATCTTCATATCCTAAATCGGTATTCATAATAGCAACTTTAGCTAAAGTTCCCATATTGTAAGAAAGATTAAAAGGATTATTATTTTTATTTCCATTACCAATAGCATTAGAATAAGATTGCTTATCATAAGCAACTACATCATTTGCTGTTACCTTTTGACCAACTTTTACAGTGGGATCAAGTTTTGTGGTAATATAGAAACCACCATCAGAGTTTTTTTGAGTAGTAGGTCTTAAATCTACATAATCTTTCTTTTTTGTCTTTGCATCTTCAAGAATCATATAATCAGAAGTAATTTCTTTTACTACTGCTTTTTCAAAAGGATTCTTATAAGAGAATTTGTTAGAAGTTAAATAAGGAAGAGCTTCATCAGCACCAGTTGTAATTAAAGAAGGCATAGACTTTTTAACCAACATTTGATGTTGAGATGTTTGAGTGAATGCCATAGCTGTACGGAAAGGATCATCATGATTGATAGCTAAAGGAGACAATGCTTCCATTACAGTAAAGGTATTTAGATTATTCAATTCTTCAGGTTTTCTAGGTGTAATAAATCCACGTTTATTTTTAACACCAGCATCAATAGTAGTTTGTCTATTAATACCAACTGTTGCAGAAGAACCTGTAGAAATACCTAATACACCAAGCATAGATTTATCATATCCACGTTTATCCAAACCAAAAGAACGTTCAGAGTTCATACCTGATAACCCTTTAAATGTAACCTTAGAAGCTGTTTCTGCTTCAAGTAAAGGAGTTAAAGTAGACAAATCAGAAGAGGTTTGGTCATGAGTCAATATAGAATCAATAACAGCTGTTTGTTTTGCAGAGAATAAAGCTTTACCCTTATTTCTCTTAATCATATTTCTATAATCCCCATAAGCATGAGAAAGAACCTGATATAAATGACCTACAATAATTTCATTTGTACGTAATCTATTTTCAGTAATATCTGTATGCCTATTGAACTTATTATCAGCAAGAAGATTGCTAGCATATATCATAATATCGATATAATTGCTAGGAATATTTATTGTCTTACATACTTCTTCTGTAATAGGATCTATCATAAGATCATAGAAGTTATCAAAACCATCAGCTTTAATTCTACCACCAAAATCATCTAATATATCTAACCATAGATCTTTGCTATTAATCTGACCAATAGAATATTCTTGGAAATCACATTGCATAAGACCATTCACAAGAATATTATTTTCAGGAGATTTACTATCATATACCAAATATCCATCTTTAAATTTTATATAAGTCTTAGATCTATCAGGTCTCTTTTCTTGGAACTTATAATCTATCTTAGCTCGTTCTAAAACTTTTTGCAATCCAATATTATAAGATAATAATACAATGGTAGGAATCTTTGTATTCATAATAGATGCTTCAGAATACATTAATTTCTTAGCCACTGATGCTTCTTGATATGCTTTCTTAAATTTATCAGTAGAGTCTTGGTTTATAAGAATATTAATCAAAGCATCTTCAAATGTTTGATCAATAACAGGGATCTTCTTTCCATCTTTTACATAAAATGCTAAGTATTTATTAGCTAGCATTTCATCAGTTGCTTTAGATTCAGGAGAACCTTTTTTGAAATAACTCTTATCAAAAGGAATCTTAGATAAATCATCCATATTGAAATTGATGTAAGACTTATCTTTGAATTCTATTCTGGAAATAAGAGAAGCAATATCTACAAATTCCATAGGAAGTTCATATCTAATACATACCTTGGTATTATTACCTTCAATAACTTTAAACTCTTTAAAATTATTAGATAAAAGAACTTTACAAATCTTATTGATTACAGGAGAAGATTTAGCAGATCCATTAGGAGATTTTCTATAAATGAATATTTTTGAATAATTAGAAACAACCTGAACAGCATCGTTATCTGTTTTTACAACAGGAAGAAGCATCAATTGACCAATAAGAGATTTTTCATTACCTCTTAATTTCATAAAACGATTACCAATTAATTTAGGAATATCTAATTTCATAGTAAACCGTTTACCAGTTTCAGCATCTTCATAATGAACTGTCCAAGTATTTACATAATCCTCAGATGTAGAAGTATCTTCAGATTTAATATCTACAATATTCATAGGATGACGAACATTTGTAAAATGTGTAAACATTGCTACAATATCAGGATCCATTTCATATTGAGAATTGAAATTAGCAAATTTTACTTTCTTCCAAGATTCATCTAAAGAATCTATTTTAATATCTTTAGGTTTGATATCATCATCTTTCTTGAAATCTTTAAGAAGAGTAGAAACTGATTTACCATTTACTTGCTTATTCATTAAATCCTTTTTACTCTTTTCCATTCTGGATTTTCTAGCATTATTCATTCTAATAGATTCATCAGATTGTAAATCCATCAGAATATTCTTCATCCATTCTGCTTCTTTGTCGATATTGTCGACGTCAGCAAAATCGTCTTCTACTTCTTTATCATTTTCTTTTTTATCAGCTTTATCTATTTTTTCAAGCACATCATCAGCAGATTTAGTATCAGGCTTATCAGCAAGTTTTGTGATCTTATTTACCAAAGCAGCCTTCTTAATTTCGGGGTCCTTGGTAAGACTAGGATCATCCAATACACCAGTTTTCTCTAAATCTTCTTTTGATATAGTATCCGTACCACCAGTGAAATTATGGATCTTAATACCACCATCAGCAATTTTATCTGCTAATTGAGTAATAATAACCTGACGAGAATCTGTTTCAGCTACATCTATAGAATCTTTGTAATCATTCTTTATAATAGATCTGGTAAGTCCTACAAACTTATTCAGTTTACCAACGTCCAATGTATTTAAGTCGATTCTAAAGTAACCATGTTCTCCCATGAATATGATATTGAAATCTTTCCAAGGATCTAATTTACTAGGATTGATTCTGATAACTCTATGAATCATAGAGAAAGGATTTACTGATTTTCTAAAATCAAAGATACTTCCTTCATCAACAGTTTTCTTCCAATCCATTACAGGAATAACAATAGTTTTCTTTACATATGAAGAGAATCTAGAATCCATAATAAATCTATTTATAAAAGTAAAGAATACGTCAATTCCTCTATCAGCTATGAATTTCTGATTATTCTTTAAGAATGCTTCTGTATAATAAGCAAAATCATAATACAAGTTCTTTCCTTTATACAGTCTATAATCTGCAAAAGCATATTTGATAAAAGAAAGTTCTTTTCTTATTCTTTCATAATGATGAAGGCAGTCAGATTGACTTCTCATTCGGCTACTATATAAAAGCTGTCTAAAGATATTAGTATAATTATAAGAACCAAACTTTGTGGTCTCTGTTTCTTCTTTAAGAACTGAATCTACAAAGTCAGGGAATAATTCTTTTACACATCCAGAATCTGTAGGATATTCTAATCCTTCTTCATTTAAAATAAAATCATCTTTTTTAAGAGATTCATTTATTACCAAATCCCTTAAGATAGAACTATCTACGGATTCATTGTTTATAGTAATCTCTTTGTCTTTATTTAAGTTGCTATTAATAACAAGATTTATATTCTTTTCAATAAAGTACGATTGATATACTGTATGATTTAATCTAGCTAATTTGTTACTTAATAAATTTACACTCGAATCGGTATTAGGAGTCAATAAATAAACAACAGAATTCTTCATTCTGTTGGATAAATCAATAGGATAATAAAACTGCCCTCTATATAATCTATAGGGTATAGTTTCATCTAAATAAATAGCCACAGTAAGGTCCTCCTCATTAGCTTTTTCATTATCTTGATGTAATAATAGTAAGAAATCTCACAGTCATATACAATAATTTTGATATAGAATAATAAATTATTATATTAAAGACTTAATTATAATTTAATGGGGGTTGCTTAAAAGAAGCAATCCTAAACAAGGAGAAAAATACATGGGTAGGAGTGAATTTCTTAAAGAGATATCTTCTATGAACAGAGAAGAGATAAATAATTATCTTATGAGAAATTGTAAGAGAGTTAAGAAAATATATCCTATTATTATTCTTAAAGGATATGATAAAAAAGAAAAGGAGAGAAAAGAAAATGAAGGTAGAGGAACTAATTAAAGAAATTAATGAGAAAAGAAATTCTGAAGATAAAAAGACTTATGATACCAAATCTCAGAAAGATGAACTTCTTATTATGAGAGCTATGATGAATGATAGAGAATATAAAGTAGATGTATATCGTGGTCAAGGAATCAGTTACAGTTTCAACCCTTCTGAAGTGATTAGATCTACAATGAGTTCAGTATTAACTAATACAACAGGTATTAGTTCTCAAGAAGCAGATAGATTAATAGATAAATATGAATTCAAACCCAATGAAGCAAAAGGTATGATTGAGTTTAGTAAAGAGTTTATTAATACGTATTTAAAGACTGGTAGAAAACTTCCTCTTGGTGGAAGAGATAAATCCAATGTTTCTATTATTAAGAAAACCATTCCTGGTGGGAATATTAAATATCCTGTAATTATTGGGAAGGATAAAGATGGGAATCCTATTTACAAATCTAAGGATATTTATCTTAATGAATATGAAACAGTTAAAGTATTTGGACCTTGCCCTCTCTGGATCAAAGAAAAATAACCAAAAAAAAGCATAGGACTAAGTCCTATGCTTAATTTATTTTTTATTCTTCTTCATGTTTATGATTGTGGCAATTTCCTCCACAGCTACATTTATGATCATGATGAGAATGACCAAAATTATCAGGCTCTAATCCTTTAGTAAGAGAGAATAAGATATTGAAAATCATAGAAGTATAATATACTCTAAGAATCTTAAGATAGTCTATAATAGTAAATTTTTCTTTAGCATATTCTTCAATGATATCTTTTAATAAAGGATTTATTGCATCACTAGAAACAAAATCAAAAGGAATCTCAACAGCAGGTTTATTTCTATAGGCTAATAAGAAGAATGTTTTAAATACATTTTCTTTAGTCATTTCTAATTCATGCTCTGCCATATAAGATTCTACTAAATTGTAAACTTTTGTTATTTTTTCATCTTCTGTAAGATCTTCACTATCTGCTTTTTCTAATATCTCTTCAACACATTTAAGATTTTCTTTATATTCTTTAACTTTATCCATCATATCATTTACCAAGTTAAATAATCCATCTCTTGTTTTATAAAGCAAGGGATACAATTCTGCTACTTTATCACTTTTTTCTAAGATAACTCCAGCAGTTGCTACAGACCCTGCTAAGATATTTAAAATCTGATCTGTAGTTCCATCTTTAGATTCATTTAATTTAGAATCTGATTTTGTAGTAGTAATAATATCATCTTTTACTGCCATGATATCATCTAATTCTACTTCAGGATTTATTACTCCATAATCTCCTTCATTTATAATATCTTTAAATTTATTTTCTTCTTCTTTGCTAGTACCTACTGTATTAAATGCATAGGTAATAGCTTTTAACATAGGATTTGCTTTGAATAATTGTTCTTGCATCTCCTGTAATTCTTCTTCAGATATATTCTCTAATTCTTCATAATTAGGTTCCATTGTATATAATACCTCCTATAACCATTCTTTAAACTTTTCTAAATTAAATTTAGGAATTTCATCATCTTTCTTTTCTTTTTTAGCTTCTATAATATAATACTTTTTAACTTCTTGCTTCTCTCTTTTTTGAGATACATAGGCAACTAATAATGTTGCACACATGGCGATTCCGACTTTAGCAAATGTGCCAATCATTTTAAATCCATCTCCTTTTTTAAATTATATTAAAATGATCTTTTTCAAGATCAATCAAACCAAGATCATACGCTGCTACTATAGCAGCCTTTACATACATTCTACTTTCATTAGATGAACTAGTTCCTAATAAGACTGTATCATAATCTGATTTATTAATGCTTACAGTTTGTTGTTGAAATCCAAACAAAGTATCAAAAGAAGTATTATTATATTTAGGAACCTTAAAAGTAATCATATTTTTATTTTCATCTTTTTCAAGAAGAATTCCTATTTGCCTTCTTTGAATATTGTATCCATCTTTATCATTCTTATAATCTCTATTTATCGTTATAACTAAGATAGAACTATAGATCCCATTATTATTTGATACGTTTGTAGAATGAAAACCAACTTCATTATTGATAGTATAATTATAACCTTCAAAAGAACCAAGCTTATACAATTCAGATACGTATCCATTCTTGGTTGTATCAACATTTTCATTTAATTTCAAATAACTTTCTATTGAATAGTGCCTAAATCTACTATCATAGATATGAACAAAACAATGTATACCAGTGCTTACTAATAAAAACCAACATATTCCCCAAGTAACTAAAATTGTTATCTTATTATCCTTATAATAATCAGAATTTAAAAAAAGTTTTATATCTTTCTTTCTGATTGCTTTGAAAATTAATGAATTACACTTTCCAATAGAATACAGTTTTTTACGAATATTAGAATCTTCGAAATCTCCTTTCAATCTCCTAAATCCTTCCCCAATTACCATTTGAACTAACCTCCTAAAATTAAGTGCTAATATGGACTATTAATTAATAAAGATTAATATAATTAATTATAGATATTCTTAAAGCAATCTAAAATTATTAATATTATTTCATTTTACTTTTAAAAACCTATTATGTTTCTTATATTAATCTTTTTAATATAGAGGATAGGATGAAATTCCTATCCTCAATTTTAAATTGACTTCATATTTATAATATACAATTAATTATAAACTTATATTCTTAGGAGGATATCATATATGGATAATGATAATTTCTTAGATTCCAATCTTTATCCTTTAATGAATGAAGATATAGATAATTTTAAAAACAATTATTCTATAGCTTATAAGGAAATGCTAAATAAAACAGTAGAGAAATCTGAAAGTAAGGATATATATCATTCTATTATAACTACAAAAGATAAAGAGAATGATTATAGAACATCATTTCCATATAATGAAGATCCTTATGCCAGTTTCTCCCATAAAAAATTAGAAGATACAGTTAAAAATGGATATGTAGTAGAAGAAAACTTAGATAATGATGATGTGATTACTCATGGGAATGCACAACTTCATGTGTTAGAAAAGAATGATGAATCAGATAAAGATAAAGAAGTAAATAGACCTTTTATGTGGAACTTTATAGAATATCAAGAAAAAGAAGAAACCAGTACTACTAATGATATTCTTATAAGAAACTCATTAAATCTAAGAGCTGCTCAATTCTCTCAAGATATTATCACATTCAATTTCTATTATATCCCATATTGTAATATATTTATAAAGAATGATGATAAGTATCAAGAAATAAGAGTTACTTATAAAGGTGAAGTATATACACATGATTTTAGAGTTATATCTGGAGAAGAGATTCAAGTTGAATTGGTTCCTAGATTTAATCAAGAAGATGGGTGGTTTATTACCACTGGGGAATTGAATTTTAAAGGTGGTATTATTACAGAAGATACCACAATATCCGCTACTCCTTCTAATGTAAATCAGTCATTCTATTGTATTGGTTTTGCTAATATAAATAGAGAATATGAAGGGAGTAGATGGAATAAGAAATATTTTGGCCATAATGAAAATATAAAATTTGTTAGAAGAAAAATAAAGTTTCCTGATTTTATGACTAAAGTTGCTGTATGTGCTTGTTATACAGAAGCAATTTGGTCTGGTGGTAGACATCATGGTCATGGTCGCCATCATGGTAATGATTCAGACCAAGCGAAAACTAGAGCATGGGGAGCTGAAAGAATATATAAGTGGGTATATCCATATGCATATGATCCACAAAAAGTCCATCTTATTTCATTCAAAAAGACTTTAGATTCTGTAAAAGATTTAAAATCAGATCCTAAATTATTTTTTAGAGAAGTTATTCTTCATATAAGAGGTAGACATGCTTACCAGAAAAAGGATATAGATAGTATATCATTACTTGGAGATACTAGATTTTTTGAATTAACTCAAATGAAGTTATGGGACGACCCAGATTATAGAAAAGCTTTATATCAATTTCCAATGAATGATGTACGTGTCACATATCCAGATAATATTCCTACAAACAATGGAACCAATAAATTACCTATGTTAGCTCACATAATGAAAATAGATCCATCTATTACATATGATTTTTTCTTCACCACAGATGGATATGGTAAGGGTAGACAGTATTGTGATTTCATATTCTGGAATGAAGAAATAGAAAATAATCCCATAAGCTCTATAGAGTATGATTCGATAAATCCTGTTATGAGAAATATAGATATCTACCATGAAGAATAATAAATTGGGTAAGGGATTTAATCCCTTACCCTATATTTTTTTTATGATTGTAAATAAGAATCTTGTACACGTAATAAGAACATTGCTGAAGATTGACCAAAACCAAAACTACTGGGTTCTGTGAGCATTCTTTTAATATTACTATATTTTTCTAAAGGCCAATCTGATGGTTTAGTAGAAGGAAGTTCAAAATGTAAATGGAAATTAGGTTTAGTATAATCTATATTTTCATCAGCATTAGAAGTCCATGCATCTATTATACCATCTCTTTTAATTACTTCCATTCTAATAAGTTTATCTCCCCAGAATATAGGATTTATATTATCTAATCCAGTCCCATATGGTTTTGCATCTAATATACAATATTGGTATATTGGATCTGTTGGAGAACTACCATTAAGAGATTTACTAACCCCATCATATCCAGAAATATAATTAGGATATGGATTTAGATACTGCAATGCATCATAAGCAATATAGAATGGACCAGCTTGATGTTGCATAGCACCACCATTCGGATTCCCACCAACTCTTACTACGGATATATCATGTAAGTGATCATCCTCATCGAGCATAGTGGCTACTACAAATAATATAGGATCATCGTCATTTTGATAAGATGAATCTAAAGTTACCAAATCTCTATCTCTTTTATCATTAGATGTAGAAGCTTTACCATTAGCTGTTATCATATCTATAGTATATTTCACCATCAAATTTCTATATTTCTTATTAGATAATCTAGCTGAAGTCCAATCTGATAATCTATCTTGAGATTCTCTGCTTTGTTTTAATATTACTGGGGCTACAAAAGCCTTATAAATATCTGAATAATAATAAGGGGTCGTAGGTCCTCCACCTTGATTTTCATAGAGATGAGTGGTTGGGAATTTACCATCCCAGAAATTAATATAAGTATATGAATTCTTTACAAAGGATTTTAAATCTATAGTTTCTTCTTTACCACCTATTCGTTGATAGATAGGTTTTCCATTTTCATCATAATCAAAAAAGAAGAAGAATTTCTTTAGAATGGGATTGTATATATAACTTCTACCTATAATTCCTTTGCTAGGATTATCTGTATCTAATTCCCATTCTTGTGTATCTGTATTTAGTTTATAATCCTTACCAGATCTTATATCATAATAATTATTATAGTGGACAAAATTCTTTTGATCTATAATCTTAAACATAGCA